AATTATTAAATTATTAAATTATTAAATTATTAAATTATTAAATTATTAAATTATTAAATTATTAAATTATTAAATTATTAAATTATTAAATTATTAAATTATTAAATTATTAAATTATTAAATTATTAAATTATTAAATTATTAAATTATTAAATTATTAAATTATTTAAAAATGTATTTGATCATTTCCATTTTGTTGACCGAAATGTTCTTTTACTTCAGATTCTGAAACATAATTCATTGTTAGTAAGAATCCAACAGCAATCATTAACGCAAGTGTTGGATTTTTATTTCCTCTCCATACAATTAATGTCATAATAATTATACGAACAATAGGATTTTTAAACATATTTTTAATTTTTGGAGGAAGTTCTGGAGCAACTAAACTTCCATATAACACAATTAGTATTGCGATTACTCCAGATACCCATTTATTTTCTAAAAAAGATAAATTGAGTTTTTCCATTTTATAATAGTATATATTATAAAAAGATTTTATTCATTTTATAATTTAAAAATTTAAAAACTATATTTTTTTCTTGATAATATAATAATAACTCCATGAGTGATATTCGAGAAGCATGGGCGAATAATGATATGATGGAGATATATGCAGAAAATATGAAAAAAAATTTAATAACTCCACATGTTACTCCATATCCAATTACAAATGATGAAGATATTACGGATATATATAAATTAAATTATCAAAAAGATCAACCATTTAAATCATCAGATTTATTAGATAATCAAACAAATATAATACAAAATTCTAATATTGATGATCAACAAAATGAAGTTTCAAATTATCCAATAGATTCTGAATTATATACAGAATTTGATGAAAAACAATCAGATAATAAAAATGAATCTATAGAAAAAAAAAATGATAAAAATGATAATTATGATATTGATTATAATGAAATTTTTGAATTTATATTAAACAATTTATCATTAAAAAATAAATTAGAACGAAAATTTAATGTCAAAATTATTGACAATAAAACTGTAAATAAACAAATTTCTAGTATAAGCAAAATTTTAACAGGAGAAAATAAAGAAATATTAATGATTATTTTTATTGGTATATTTATATTATTAATTCTTGATCTTTTTGTGAATATTGGTCAAAAATTATATAATAAATAAATTATTAAATTTAATAATTTATTTAATTAACTCATTAATATTTTTTGGATATGTTGTATCGTTCCATGTAATATATAATACTACTGGTTCAAAATATTTCACCGTTATTTGTGTTTGTGTTGATGTTTCATTTAATTTTAATAATTTATGTGTCACATATTTTGCAGATTCTTTAATATCATAAATTGGATATCCCATCTTAAACTCTGGTAATTGATATAATAATTTATTTTGATGTTCATTCGCCGCTATCTTAATTTTAGTCCAACAATCATTATAAATTTCATCAAATGCTTTAATAATTAAATTTTTACGATATCGTGATGGAATACTAAGTTCATCTAATGACATTAATAATTAATAATTAATAATTATTATTTTTTTATATTATTATAAACTAAATATTTGTTTATAAATATTTATTAAAATATTATTTAAATATTAAATGCATACTGTTAAAAATTTAGTTTTGGGTGGTGGTGGACTTCGAGGAATAGGGTTTTTAGGTGCAATTAATTATTTAAATGAATCAAATTTATTAAATGATGTTGAAACATTCATTGGAACATCAATGGGATCTATACTTGCAGTATTATTATCAATTGGTTATTCTAGTAATGATCTATATATTTTTTCATCAAATTTTAATTTTTCAAAATTACAACCATTGTTTGATATTGATTCTTTATTAACAAATTATGGATTAGATGATGGTGTACGAGCAATGTATATTATTAAACAATTAATTAAAACAAAAATTAATTTGGTTGATCCAACTTTTATTGAATTGTATAATTTAACTCATAAAAAATTAATTATTTCAGCTTCATGTGTAACTGATCAATGTGTAAATTATTTTGATTATATTAATAATCCTGATATGAAAGTATTATTAGCAATTCGAATGTCAATTTCTATACCAATCATATTTAAACCAGTAACATACCAAAATAAATTATATATTGATGGAGGTATGTGTGATAATTTTCCAATACACCTCGTACAAGATGCGTTAAATGAAACGATTGGAATATCAATAATGAAAAATGGAAATACTGAAGGAAAAATTAAAAACATATTTAATTATTTATCAATAATTTTGGATTTAGGTATATTTACAAAAAATTATAATGATATCGAAAAATATAAAAAAAATGTAATTCCAATTATTATTCCAGGAGAATTATTAGAAGATTTTAATATTACAAAAGAAAAAATAACAGAATATTATTCATATGGATATGACTGTGCTAAAAAATTTATTGATACATTTTATAATTCTAATGATAATATTTCTGAAACAGAAAAACAAGAATTAAATAATAATTTTCAAAATGCATATGATAAAATTGTTCAAGAATAATAAATTATTATAATTTATTATTTTTTACATATATTATTCGAAAATCCATTTATAAAAGTATCTTTATTAAAATCTTTTGTTTTCATATTATCAAATTTTTTAGTTTCTCGTAAATATTCTTCCATTTTTTGTTCAATTTCTTCTTTATTATTTATAATTTTAGTATTCAAATCAATATGTTGAGATGGTAATTCAAATGCATCTGTAATATGTGCAAAATTTTTTCCAAATTCATTATCTGGTTTTTTCTCATCATATAATCCAAAATTATCAATTCCAGAATAGTTTCCAATATCACCAACTGGATTAATATCTACTTGTATTAATTGAGTATTATCTTTTGTGATGGTTTCAGAAAATTGTTTATTAAAATCAATAATATCTATATTAGTATTTTGAGGAAGAGGAATAGAAATATTATCTCGTTCTTTCATTAATTGTTCTAATTTAATTTTAATATCATCATCTGATAATTTCGTTTCATATATATTTTCTTGGGTCAAATGATTTTCATTTGTTTCAATCATATTTTCTTTGACATATTTTTTGTAGGAGTCTCGTAAATCATCAAAAGATTTTATTGCATCTTTATAAATCGGATGTAATGAATCATATTTTGTTCGTGTTTCATCATTATATAAAATATCAAATGCGGTTCTAATTAAATCAAATTTATTAATATCATTTTGTGTCACTTCTTTTCCCTTCTTTTTTATTTTATCTGGATGATATTTTATTACTAATTTTCGAAAACTTTCTTTTATCACATCTTTTGTACTTGAAGGGTCAATCTCAAGTATTTCATATAAATCAAGTTCAGCTAGTTTTTGTACTTTATCAAAATGTGTTTCCATTATTATAATTTATATAATTTCCTTTTATATCACTTAATAAATAATTTTATATTATTTATTAAACGAATTTAATTTCTTAAATCATCTGTATAATTATTTCGTACATATCGGTATTTTTCAATAGGCGTTATATTTTGTGATATTGCACTTAATTTTTGCTCAAGTAAATCTCTTTTAATATAATCTGGTACATTATTATCCATAAGAATTTCATCCATTTTTGATTTTTCTCTAACTAGTCTATTAAATTCATTCTGTAAATCATATTCCTCGTACATTTCTTCAATTGAATCAGAAATTTCATCATCCAATATTTCTTTATCTTCACTTGGTATTTCTTTTTTTCGTAGTAATGGATATGTTTCTTTAATTAATTCTTCTCTTTCTTTCTCCATTTCAAATGCTTTATCTTCAAGTGTTTTTTCTTTTTTAGATGGATATATTTCTTTAAATAATTCTTCTCTTTCTTTTTGTTTTTCAAGTACTTTATCGTGAAGCGTTTTTTCTTTTTTTCGTAGTGATGGATATATTTCTTTAAATAATTCTTCTCTTTCTTTCTCCTCAATTTCAAGTACTTTATCTTCAAGTTTATTTTCTTTTGGTGTAGTAAATTTATTTTTTTTACATTGTTTAAGTTGTGTTTCAAATCCATATTTATCTATTATTTTTTTTCCATGCGGACGATTTAATTTATTATCTGATTCATCTTGATTAGTTTTAATATCATGTAATTTAATTAATTCATCTATTTTTTTTCGTTGTTGTATTAATTTATATATTTCTTTTCTATCAATATTTTGTTCTTCACATAATTGTTCTTGTTTTGGTAATTGATGATCTAACGGAATTTTTATATTAGATTCAACAGCAAAATTAATTGATTGTCTTATATTTTCTTTCGGTTGTATTAGTACAGACTCGGGATTTCTCCAGGGACTAATAATTGGAAGTCCATTAAATGCGTTAATTGTTGTTTGTGGTAGTGTAGATGTATTATATATTTGATCCGGTTCAATAATCGAATTACTCCAAGGACTAACAAAATTTATTTGATCCGATTCAATAATTGGATCGCGGTCAACCCTAATTTTTAATCTATTCATATTCATCAAATTCGAACAATCTGGATATTCGCACATTTCACAATAAGTTTTACTATGCATGTGTTCAGCAAGTTCTTTATTATGAGCAAGTGCTTTTTGATCAATTAATAGTGGACGATATAAATTATAATAATAATTTGGAGATTTTCTAGATTTTTCAACAGAACCTATTAATTGTTTACAAACATTTTGTAATTGATCATATAATTGTTTCGTTTCATCATTTGAAAGTACTTCATATGCTGCAACATAATCATTTATTTTTTGTAAATATTCTGGTGTATCTTGTTCATCATTTGAACTTAATAATATATTATGCATTTTTGTTGAAAATTGATAATCTAAGTGAATTTTACTATTTTTTTTGTCTGATTCGTCCATACCTAAATTTTTGTATAAATCCTCCGCAATAATACTATTAACTTTATTTAGTAATGATTCCATTATATAATTATATTTAATATTAGATATATAAATATCATTTAATAAACGTGCGCGTTTGAAAATATAATATTTTGTAATAATAAATAGTATATTATGTCTGATATAGAAAAACAATATACAGCTTGTTTATTACTAGGAGCATTAGGAGATACGATTGGATATAAAAATGAAAAAGCAAAATATGATGGAAAATATCCGGCAAAAGAAAAAATATTTGCCAAAGATTATAATCATTCTGATATGTTATTATTCGGCTTCATTCATGAAGGTGGATTATCATCAATTAATTCTGTAAAAGGATATCTTATATCAGATGACACATTGATGCATATGGCAACCGCAAAAGCATTAATAGATAATTATGATACAAAAGAAGAATTATATGAATCATTTGCAAACGAATATTTGGATTCCATAAAAGGAGAATATACGCAAGAAACACGAAATTTTGGTATTAAAACACTTGAAAGTTTAAGAAAATTAGAAAATAAACGTGGAAAACTATGGAATAAATCATCACAATATGAAAAAAATGCTGGTGGAAATGGAGGAGCTATGCGAGCGATGTGCATCGGACTTGCATTTCATGGAAAAAATCAATTAAATGATTTAATTGAAGTTTCAATTGAATCATGTAGAATAACACATAATAATGCAATTGCATATTTAGGAGCTGTAACAACTGCACTGTTTACATCATATGCGATACAGAACATTAATATTGGAGAATGGCCACAAAAATTAGTTGAATTATTAGAATCTGATATTATTGATAAATATATTAAAAAATCTCCAAATTATAGTTCATATGAAAATCAATTTTTAAAAGATAAAGACACATTTTTAAATAAATGGCAAAAATATATCGAACGACGTTTTACTGCAGGACGATTTTTAGTAAATGATCCAACTATGATAATACCGGCGGCAAGATCTAAATTTTTTAACGAAAATTTTTCTTATAAACAAAATGATTTTAATCCAGGTGCAAGTGGTGATGATGTATGTATTATTGCATATGATGGATTGATGAGTTGTAACGGAAGTTGGGAAACATTAGTTGTGTATACAATGTTACATATGGGAGATAGTGATACAACTGGATCGATAGCTGCTGCATGGTATGGAGCATTCAATGGTTTGGATACAATGATATCTGTCGATGCATTAGACACAATTGAATCACATGAAAAATTACTAAAATATGGAAAAAAATTATATGAAAAATATGGAGAATAATTTTATTATTTGATTAAAAATAATAAAAATAATTATAGATTTTTAATATTTTTATTACAAAAATCTATAAGGTCATTTGCTGTTCTATTTCCATGATAGTCAATTACCAAGTTATTACCTAAATTTAATTTAACTGTTGGATAACCGGCAATATCAGATTTATTACATATATCTGCATCTTTTCCATCACATTGATATTCCAGTATTTTAATATTTTTCCCATGCATTTTTCTCTTAAATTCATTCCATGGTTGTTCAAATGTTTTACAATGAGAACAATAACTTGCATAAAATTTACTTATAGTTGGGATAAAATCATTATTTATTTTACGAGAATAATGTTTTGTTTTTATAGATTTTTTTTTATATTGGAGACATATTACTAAAATCAGAAATAAAACCATGATTATTATTGTAATATTTTTATTAATAAATTCCATATATATAAGTAAAATATAAAATAATTTAGTTTTAGAAAAATAAAATCTTTTCAATTTATATATACAAAAAAAATGTCGAAAAGTTCTTCAGATGTTGCGGAATTTTTCACTGGTAATGCAAATGATACTCGTGGTTCTATTTTCTATAAACTTGCAATGACTCCTGCTGATACATCTTTTAGTGTTCAAACTCCGCGCACATGGGAAGACGTCCGATCTTTTATGTCTGTTGCAAATTTTAATGAGAAGCCAAGTGCACAATATCGTGATGAAGATGTTCATTGGGAAATTTATCAATTTATTGTAGATGTTGCAAAATGGCATAGATTTGTTAACATGACAACAGCACAAATTATGCAAAAATCTCCGAGAGTCCAACAAATAGTACGATCACGTACAGAAGCACCACAACCACAAAACGGTGGAGCATATCTCAGCAACCCTGATATAAAAGCTTGGTATTTCCGTACAATTGGAAAATTTAATGAAATGCCAATGTATGTTAAAAATATTTATAGTGCATTCTTTAATATGGTTGGGCCAAATGGGCAATTCGAAATTGGATCTCCAATTGTACAAGAGCAACTCGACAATTACCGTGTTAACCTAAAGAAAGATAATGATGGCAAGATTCATTTATTTGCACAAGCACTTCCTCGTATTGTGAGTAGTACACGTGTGTGGACATCTCAAAATAAATTTGAACAGGGTGCCGTAGATTTTTTCCAAAATTTATATGAAGATATCATTAATGGTAATAAAACAGTCGGTGGATGGAATAAAAATATTGCAACATATTTCCGTATTAATAATGATAAATTAGTTCAAGAACTTCTTCGCCAATCTCTTGAAATCCCAATGCCAACATTTGAAGATATTTCGAACGACGATGATATTATTATCAATAACAAATATGCTGCAAGAGATTCTGCTCATAATTTAATTTGGAAAAAAGATGGTGTTAATAATCTTAATGCAAAAGAATCATTTAACACTCTAACTGCAGCAGATAAATGTTATACCAGTTCAATAAGTGCAAATGCAACTGAATGTCAAAATTTTATACAACGATGCATTTTATCAGATAGTGATGCAGCTTGCCAAAAAGCATTTGCCACCCAAAAACTTTTCTCAAATATTGATAAAGAAAGTATTAAAAATATTCATCCTTATATTGCGTATAAAATTTTACAAAAACTTCAATTCTACGGTATTAAACAATTTGATAAAACCGCAAATCGTACTCTTGTGAAAGTTATTGATGCCAATACTTGGAAACAAGAAGTTGCACCAAAAATATCATTTGTTAAACCCATTTCCCAGGGATTAATTGATTACCTCCAATTACTTGTTGATTATTGCAATTCCAATCCTGCAATTTTCAATAATGATTATTCAGGAGAAACACAAGAGGCATTCAATTATCCAGAGATTCAAGATCCATATGGTCTCAAAACTCCATTAGTTGATATTACTCGTTCAATTAATGATACTAGTTTTGTTCCAATCACTAGCAATATTTCTAGACTAAATCAACGTCTTAAATTCATTGTTCGTCAACCAATTTTATCACGTGTGAATCCAATGCAATTCATGGCTGGTCCACAACTAAGTCCTCAGATGGCTCCAATACAATTCATGGCTAGTTCGCAGATGTCAAATATGATGGGCGGTGGTAATGTAATTCCTCAATATTACACTGCAATGTATGCAAAACATTCTGGTGCACTTGCTCTACGATCAGTTTATATTAGAAATCTTGAACGTCTTCAACGCTACAATAAAGATCTTTCTGTTGAGTCCAAGAAAAGAATTGCCAGTTTACTAGAAGAATTATATAATACCGAAACGAAAGTTCTCAAATATATTAATCTTATTGAAAAATATAACAGTCTTTCTGATCTATTCCCAAATTATCAATCTCAAATATTTAATCCAAAAGTACTTGACCAAATAACACAAAAATATGATAAGATCCTACAAAAGAAAGAACGCCGCGAAAATACAATTATGGATGTTCTTGAAACACTTGTAAAATCTGTAAAAGAACAGACACCTGAAACATTAGAACGAGTATCTCTCCCAAATCCTATTGCTAACACTGAATTTTAATAAATAATTAATACTTTTAAATAAAAATATTAATTTTAAAAAGCCAATTTCTGAATACATTCATACATTCATTCCACATATAGATAAAATAATTTAATTTTTTGAATTAAAATCTTTTCAATTTATATACAAAAATAATGTCAAAAAATTCTGAAGCAAATGTTGCTGAATTTTTTACTGGTAATGCAAATGATAACCGTGGTCAAATATTCTTGAAACTCGCAATGAATCCTTCAGATATACTTTTTGGTGTTCAAACTCCACGCACATGGGAAGAAGTCAGATCTTTTATATCTGTTGTAAATTTTAATGAGAAGCCAAAACCAAAAGCACGAGAACAATATTACGATGAAGATGTTCATTGGGAAATTTATCAATTTATTGAAGATGTTGCAAAATGGCATAAATTTATAAATATGTCAACTAAAGATGCAGCTCAAATAATCGGAAGAACACCTAGAGCACGAACAACCATACAATTACAAAAAGACCAAGCAGCACGACGACAACAATTACAACAACAAGCAGCACAGCAAGCAGCACAAGCAGAACAACAACGAGCAGAACAACAACGAGCAGATGCAACACGACAAGCAGAAGCACGAAAACGATATGAAGCAGCACAAGCACAAACACAAACACGAGAACGAGAACAATACAAAGCAAACTTAGTGGCGGCAGAACAAAAACGTGTAGCAACAGCAAATCGAAAACAAGAAAAAGAAGAAAAATCATACGCATCAGAACAAAAATATCTAGCACGAAAACGAGACGAAGCAGAAGCAGAATCAGAACGAAGACAAGCAGCAGAACTAGCAGAAGCACGACAAGCAGAAGCAGCAGAACAAGCAGCACAACGAGAACTACCATATAAAACATTCGTAGAAAAACAAGCCACCGCAGTAGAACATGTCGCGGAACAAGCCGCAAAACGAAACGCAGCAGCAGAACGAGAACTAGCAGAACAACGACAAGTATTCGATGAACTATATGGTGGAGCATATCTTGGAGATCCAGAATTACGTTCTTGGTATTTAAGGACTATTGCAAAAATGAATTATATGCCACTTTATGTTAAAAATCTTTATAATGCATTCTTCAATATGGTTGGACCAAATGAGCAACAACTTAACCTTGATTCTCCAATTGTACAAGGACAATTTGGAAAATATCGAATTAACCTAAAGAAAACTAATGAGAATGATTATTTATTTGAAAAAGCACTCCCACATATTACACAAAAAACACGTGTATGGACATCACAAAATGAATTTATTACTCCAGGTGATGAAGAATATTTTGAAATATTATATAAAAATATTGTTAATGGTAGTACACCAAATCGACACTGGAACCCATCAACTAATGCAAAAGAGTTCAATATTAATGATGATAAATTGGTTCAAGAGCTTCTTCGTCAATCTCTTGAAATTCAGATGCCAACATTTGAAGATATTTCGAATGATGATGATATTATTATTAATAACAAATATGCAGCAAGAGATTCTGCGCATAATTTAATTTGGAAAAAAGATGGTGTTAATAATATTAATGCAAAACAAGCATTCGACACTCTAACTGCAGATAAATGTTATACCAGTTCAATAAATGCAACTCCAGAACAATGTCAAAATTTTATACAACAATGCATTTTATCAGATAGTGATGCAGCTTGCCAAAAAGCATTTGCCACTCAAAAACTTTTCTCAAATATTGATAAAGAAAGTATTAAAAATATTCATCCTTATATTGCGTATAAAATTTTACAAAAACTTCAATTCTACGGTATTAAAAAATTTGATAAAACCGCAAATCGTGATCTTATAAAAGTTATTGATGCCAATACTTGGGGACAAGAAGTTGCCCCAAAGATATCATTTGTTAAAACCGTTTCTGATAAACAGAAATTAATTGAGTACCTCCAATTACTTGTTGATTATTGCAATTCCAATCCTGCAATTTTCAATAATGATTATTCTGGAGAAACACAAGAGGCATTCAATTATCCAGAGATTCAAGATCCATATGGTCTCAAAACTCCATTAGTTGATATCACTCGTTCAATTAATGATACTAGTTTTGTTCCAATTACTAGCAATATTTCTAGACTAAATCAACGTCTTAAATTCATTGTTCGTCAACCAATTTTATCACGTGTGGCTCCAATGCAATTCATGGCTGGTCCACAACTAAGTCCTCCAATGTCAGTTATGATTGGTGGTGGTAATGTAATTCCTCAATATTACACTGCAATGTATGCAAAACATTCTGGTGCACTTGCTCTACGATCAGTTTATATTAGAAATCTTGAACGTCTTCAACGTTATAATAAAGATCTTTCTGTAGAGTCCAAGGCAAAAATTGTAAGTTTACTAGAAGAATTATATGAGACAGAAGTTAAAGTTCTTAAATATATTAATCTTATTGAAAAATATAATAGTCTTTCTGATTTATTTCCTAATTCTCAAGAAAAAATGTTCAATCCAAAATTACTTGACAAAATAACACAAAAATATGAGACGATGTTACAAAAGAAAGAACGCCGCGAAAATACAATTATGGATGTTCTTGAAACACTTGTAAAATCTGTAAAAGAACAGACACCTGAAACAGTAGAACGAGTATCTCTCCCAAATCCTATTGCTAACACTGAATTTTAATAAATAATTAATATTTTTAAATAAAAATATTAATTTTAAAAAGATAAATATTTTTTAAATATTTATCTTTTCATGAATTAAGATTTATTAATATATTTGTTTTACAAATATATTGATAAATCCTAATTTTCGAAAGCTAATCCACCTAATCCTGAAATTATTCTTAATATATTAATTGATTTACAATACACTCTTATTTTACCAGGATGAGAATATGATAAATTTGTATCAAGTGTTAATACTAATTGTATTGTATCTATTTTACTAAAATTACATGATCCAGATGGTTGATGTTCTTCTGGATTTAAACTGAATGAATAAACGTTTATGCCTTCAGAAGGAGGATATGAATGATAATAATATGATTGAACCCAATTATAAAAATCTCCAGTTTTTTCAGCAGTTCTTTCATGTCCATTTAATAATATTTTAGCTTTTCTGATTATATTTATACCATTATTAATATCATAATTATTAGTATAATTAAATTTGTCTTTTAAATTTCCACTACCTATATAATCATATTGTGCCCTCCAAATTAATTCTTTACATGGATGGCTATACCCCAAATTAATTGTAGCATTATTATTTATCAATATATGATCTCCATCACATTGTATTTGTTCAATTAAATATTCATGATTTGAATTAGTAAATTTAATTCTTTCTGGAATATCAAGAAATACAAAATTAACATATAAGAATGCTTTTGTAATAGTTGGTTCACTTGCTAATTTTACATTTATTTTTATTTCTGTTACTCCTGGTGTTGGTGTACATATTTGTCTACTAGTACTACCAGTAATAGTATAATCATATACTGATCCAGTTGTTGGTGCAGAACGGAATGATCCATCGATTGTATTATAATATAATGTTTTTGTAAATTCATCAAAACCAATATATTGTCCAACACTAGTTGTTGTCCCAATTGTTTGTGATATAAATTCATAATCATCAAAATGTACAAATTGATCATTTATGACGATTGATGCGGTTGGTCCAATAATATAACAATCTTTTGCCTGGTTAAATTCAACATGAATTTTAACATCATTATATTGTAATGCTATAATTGGTAATGCTAGACCACTATTTCTACAAAACCAAAATTGTAATGGAATTGTTAATGTATATGCATCTTTACCATTTGAAAAATCATATAAATCAGAAATATTTCCAAGCATATTATCTAATCTTGTTTGATCTTCCGTTAATTCTTCCCAAATATTAAGCCAATCTCCATAATGAGTATCAATAATTTGACCACCAATTTCTACTTCTATTTTATTAATTATTCCATAACCTATTTTTTTAATCCATGCAAATTTATAAATAGTATTTATTTCGCCAGTTGTACTATTGACAAATTGTGGTATACTTGGAAGTTCAACATGTAAATAAATTTGTTCTATTAAATCTGCCAATTTAGATATAGTACAACTACATTTTTCGCCAAATTTAGCAATATTTCTAAAATATTGTGGTATTGGTTCCATCGCAAATGGAGTATGTCTTTTATATACAACTTTAAAATATGTAATTTGTGGATCATTTGTTAAATATAAATCTTCAACACCTCGTGCCACTAATTGTATTAATCCACCAGTCATTAATATCCTACTATATAATTAACAATTTTATTTATTTTTAATTATAATTACGCAATATTTATTTTTATACATAATTCCATGATTGCGCTCCTATTCCACTCATTATACGTAGTAAATTATATGATCTTGCATATATCCGTAATTGTGCAGTATCTCCACTATCTAAATAATTATTTATCAATTCCAATACTAATTTTGGTTCAGCACAAAAACTAAAATTAAATGATCCAGATGGTTGATGCTCTAATGGGTATAATGCAAATGAATATACATTTACTCCTTTAGTTGGACTACTATTATAACATTCATATGGTTGAACATTATTATAATAATTTCCATCCCTGGGTAACATTCGATCTTGTCCATTACATTTAATATATGCAGTACTAACTGGATTTTCTCCAATACCATATGTCAAATCAATTAAATTGTCAGTTTGCTGTTTTTCTAATTTATAACTAAACCATATTGAATAATTTGTTCGGAAATATTCTAATGTTTGTGTTGGTACAGATCGTAAAGATGATGAGTAATTATAATATTGTCGTGTTCTTGATTGTGATTGAGAAATAAAACTATTTTTTTGTAATACCCATACAATATCTTTACATGGATTATGGAATTCAATCGGAGCCATAATATTGGTATCCGTACTATTAATAGTTTGTCCACCATTATATTGATATTGTTCGATTAAATATTCATGCATATGTTCTGCAAATTGTTTTCTTTCAGGTTCATCTAAATAAACATAAGTTGCCATCAATTGCATTTTAAAATTAGGTGTTTTATTAAAATCAGTATATTGTTCAAGTAGCATACATTCATCTAATGATCGTAATTTTACTCTAACATATATTTTTGTATTTTGTAATGCAACTAATGGTAACGCTAATCCACGATTTTTATTAAAGAAAAATGGTATTGGAATATATAATTGATATGAATCTTTTTGATTTTCATTAATTGTATATAACTCTGGTACATCTCCAATCATTTTTAAATATCCTTCATCAGTACAATCTTTTTTACCAATTTCATATAATATATTTATCAAATCACCAGTAAGAAAATTAACTTCTTGATCATTTAATTTTAATTCAATTGTATCAATAATAAAATGACCAATACGTCGTATCCATGCTGAATTTCCATGCGTTCTTGTCCTATTTTGAATATCTGTTATTGTATCTTCTAAATTAATTAATGTTGAATATGCTGTATAACTACTAGTGAGATATGTAGTAAGATTTGTGAGTATACGTGTATCGTCAGTTGATATAAATAAATGAGTTATTCGTTGTGGTTGTTCTAATATTGAAATAATATTATAAGGTATTATTTTATAATCAGTATCTGTATAATTAATATCAATGTTAATATTTCTGTATTTTTTAAATATAATATCTTCAAATATTTGTAAATAATAATTGTATTGATTTAATGTATCATCTGAATAATTTTGTAAATACATAAAATGTGATTTGTAATTGTCTAGTGTATTCACAATTTCATTATTTTTTCGTGAGATAACATGAAACATATTTTCAACATTCATTTGTTCTGAATATATTAATGTTCGTATATCAATATAATAATATCTTTCTGGAAATAATGAATATGGACTTGAATCAATATCATAACCTTGTTTTAATAAATTTCCATTTGTTATCAAATATTGTTTATAAAATATAAAATCGTTCAATAAATCATCATATTCAGAATTAAATAAATGATATCTTGAAATATATCGTGTACTTGTATCATAACTAAATCCATATGGTAAATCAGTTGTCCGTTTTATGATTGTTTCGGTCGAATCTGTATATTCCAAATATGGTGGTAATCCTATATAAAATGGATCTTCAATTTTATCTTTTTCATCTTGTGTAATTATACATTGTTTATACAAATAATAATTTCTATGACCTAAATAATTTGTAAAAGCATTTGCAACGGTCGTCTCTATCAATGTCATAAGTTCAGTATCTTCTTTATTTACATTATTTGGGTCAACTAAAATATCATAAATTATTGTTTTTAAATTAGTTCCAGTGCCATAAATAATATTATAAATATCAGTCCGAATTTCTCTATGTTCTGGATCAATAACTACTTCAACATTATTAATAAATGTAGATTCTCCATCAATAACAGATAATGGTCCTAAAAGAGAAGTTTTTTCTTCTGCGGTCATAATACAATTTTTATACCAAATATAATAGTCGCTATCGTAGAAATCATAATTTCCTTTTGTTAATGTGATATGAGAATCTGTTAATAATTCATTAATTTCATCTTTGCCAGTTAATCCACTTGTATTTATAATATTTTGATATGTATTTATTAAATTTGTTTTAATTATAAATCCTTTAAAATTTGTTTCGAATGCTCCTTCAATTAATTCCAATATATTCAAATTATTATTAAATATTATAAAATTTGTTTTCAATAATAATTGTTGTGCATCAATTGTGTAATGACTATTGAGTTCTGTAAATACTGTATCTGATGCATTTGGATATAATGTAGTATCATCCGTAGCATATTCTGGTTTTAAATTTGTACCATCAGTAGTAATAACATTTAAAATTTGTTGTTGAATAATATCCATATCAACTGAATAATATAATGATGCGTCTAGCTGAACATATCTTATTTTTAATATATTTTTATTTTTATTATAATAATCTAAATATGTATTGTACATTACATCACTTACTTCTTCTAAATATCCAATTATTTCTGTAAGTGATGGAATTGTCATTATAGTTGCATTATATGGAATTATTGTCATATTTAATGTTGCAAGATTGTCAATCACAACATTATTAACATCAAATTTTTTTTTATTATACACAATTCGTGTATTAGATTCTATTTCTTCGTTATATAAATCAGTTGAATATCCAACATTTAATTCAACATCTGTTAAATTATTAAAGAAATTATAATAATCATTCAAATATGTTGTAAATAAAATAATTAAATCATTATATATATAATTTGTTTCCAGATTATCAAATATGTCAGAAGTAAACAATGCTTTGATTTCATCATCTGATAATCCAGTAATAACATGACCTTTATCAACCAAATATGCTTTAATATTTACTAAAGTTGGATCAACTGTTGCTACCAATTCAGTGATCAATTCATTCATAATACCATCTCTCGATTGTAATCTATTATAAAATAAATAAGCAGCCATATTCATCTTTTTCTTTCCTGTTACAGGATTTCCAATTGTATACGATCCAGGAATTTCTTGTGATGTGACTAATATATCATGATACATTTTCATTATTGTTTCTGTTTTTTGCAATTGAAATTCATTACTTACAACGGTTGATACATCTATTATTTTATAAATTTCTACTAAATATTGTAATAATAAATAATTTGTAAAGAAAACTTTTTCAGTAGCTGATCCAAATATAGTCACTAATGTTGTAGTAGCTAAATATGATGTGAGTTCTGCATCAATATCAATATATGTATTTATAACTGATGTAATTGGATAATTTAATGCTGGTACTGATTGAAATACAATACGATTACTAACTAGTACAATATTATAATTTCCGGTTTCATATGTTCCAATTAATTTTGAAGTCGTACCAGTTGGATTTGTAATATTTGTTACATCAATTGTTCCTAATAATGTCGCATAAGTAGAATCCCATATATTATATATTCCAATATCTCCTGTACCAATTGCGGTTCCAATAGTAAATTCATATATTAAAGTATGTTCTTGAAAAAATGTAATTGTTTTACATAAATCATGTAACATATAATATTGAATTATATTAATTGTATCATTTAATGCACTTGATAAATCTGTTTTAAGAAGTCGAGAATAAGTTGTAGAAGTTGTATCAATAAAATCGATATATTTAATTACTCCATCGGAAACGGTATTTGCATAAACTGGTGTAGGTGTCGCAATATTTTCTCGATAAAATAAATTTGTAAATGTCGCCCATTTTGTAGCATCAACACCAATTTCTCCACCACTACCATCAATATTTGATAAATTATCAGGATTAGTACTTGTAAACACATATCCACGATAAGAAACATTATTATTTTTAAATAATGCATTATAAATATTTCGTAATAATAATGGATCAACTTTAATTGTTTTATTCATGCTAGTATAAATATATGTTTGATATTCAGAATTTGATAAGTTTTGTGTTAAAGCTGTTTGACTATGTGCAAATTCATATGTATTATGTACATCTTGTAATATATTAATTACTGATGCTAATTGTTTAGTTTTATCAGTATATATATTTGTGACAAGAGTTGTCACATTATTTATTAATATATATTCAGTTGATATACTTTGTTTTGTCGTACGTAAATATAAATTATCTTGCGTAATAGTTGAATTATTATAAATAAAATAATAACCCACATTATCTTGAGATCCCCAATCAATTGTAATATCTCCAATAACAATTAGTTGTTCATGTGATGCAGTTGTTATTATATCAAATATTTGTTTTACATGCGTATCATTTCCATCTGTTATATATTTATTAATTACAGATGATACCGCAAGACGTTTTGGAGAAATTAAATACATTGTTTCAGTTGTATAACGAATATTTGTCGTATCAGTTGGTTGATCGCCATAGAATAATTGTAAAGTAGTTTTTCCACCAATATAATTTATATCAGATATTTGTTCATAATTTATTGGTTTACTTGTATTTATTTGTGGTGTATTATAAATATAAACATAGGATCCGTATAATGGATATCCCCATTGTGCATCATCTTCAATATTACCATCAAGTTGTATAATTGTTGTATTGTCCGCAATAGTAGGAATAATTAATTTTATTTCATTCACATGTAATTCATTTCCATCAGTAATATAATAAATCGGTAATTCACATAATATTTTTAAATTTGTTCCATCGAAATCAATAATCGAAATTATTCGGACATACGCAATTGGTATTTTGTCAACGACTGAAATATTATCACTATAAATATATAATAATTGTTTTATGGAAAAATATCCCCATAAATTTTGAATATCAGAATTTACAGTAATCTGATAATTTCCACTTATATTTTCAATCAAAATAATCTGTTCATAATTTCCCATAACTCCATCTGATATATATATTGGTGGATCAATTTGTAATGTACTAATATCATATGTTGTATTTTCTTGAATTGCATATAATGTATTAAAAAAATTTTGATAATTAGTTAATACATTATCAATTATATCACAATATAGAATAGTAGTGTAGTTATTATTAACATCAAGTGTTGTATCCATTGAATTAATTACGGCAGTTGTAAATCGTTGATATGAATCATTGACTAGTAATATAATATTATTTGGTTGTAAATTATTTGTAAAATAATCTTCAACATTTACTTCTGTTGTAATTTGTAATCGATCTGAACTATAATTATTTAAATCAATTATTTTTAATTCATTTTTTTTTGGATATGATAATTCGATTCTATTATATGTTTTTATTTCAGGATTTAAAATAATATTTGTATACAAATAATCATATAATTCATTCAAAATTTTTGTATCTGAGTACAGAAAAACATTTGTAGTTGTAGATAAATATTTACGATATAATAACATATTATTATATAAATCTCCATATAATGCAACTTCAGATACAAAAAAATATAAATTTAAATCATCAGTAAAAGTATACTCGAACGAATCAACAGTATAAACATCAGTAGAATGTTGTACTTTTAAACTCTGTAGATCTATATTAAAATTTGTCGAATTAAATAAATAAGTTTGTTCATATGTAGTTGGTATATAATAAGTAACATTTGATGTTGTATTTATCCAATTCAAAAGTTTTAATAAATCTGCAACAACAATATAATTTGAACTTATATTATCAGGAGCAATTTTGACCAAATAATAATTAATATATGCATCATTTGTATGTTCTAAATATTTGATTAATTCATTGGTCTTTGTTATAATTTGTTGTTGTTCATTAATATCTGTATTTGTAATATGATTATCGATTAATAATCGTTGTATTTCTTCTTCTTTTGTATATTTAAAATTTAATAATACTTCTGGTAATGTTATTTTTAGCATTAAATTATCTAATAAATCTCCATTTTTTGGAATTTCACATTCATTTGATTTTCCAAATAATGGTTTTTTAAACGATATATCAATTTGTTCTTGTGAAAAATTACCATATCTTAAATATACATTTTTAAAAAAAGTTATCTCTGGAATACCAGTCAATAAAAAATCTTGTGCACCATATGTAATTAATTGTAATAATCCACCGGTCATTTATTTACTAATAACACATATTTTTTTATATTGATTTAATTTTAATTCAATTTTGAATTAATAGTTTATTTTAAATAAAAATATTCTAATATAATTTATTCATGAATAAATTATATTTATCTATTATAAAAGAAGATATTGAAAAAACACAAACAATTCTTGACGAATATATTAAAGATATTCCAAAACTATTCGAAGAAATCAAAAAATATATATCTATGTCACAAGATAATTATTCTGATTTATTTATAAATAGTGTTAAATGTATAATTTTAAAATTGTATGAAACTGACCAATATGATGCCATTAATAATTTATTTATGTTTTTCTGGAATGATAATAGATTTTCAAAAATAAGTATTTTTTTAAATACTATTTGTTCAAATTTAAAAAAAATAAATTTAATGAGAGAGAAAATATTGGATATAATTAAATTAATACAACCACATCTTCAAATTATTACAAATAATATTAATGACATCAATATATTATTAAACATTCAAAATACTATTACAAATCATTTACTACCAATAATTTTGGCATTGAATGATAATTCTTTTGGTGGATGTAGTTTTAGCACTGTATTAAATTTAGAACCATGTACCACAAATGAAATGTATATTATTCAAATAATTGAAAGATTGCAGAATTCAATTGAATTATTAGATATTGAATTTTTTCAATATTTCAAATTAGAAGTAATAACTTATTCTACATTTATTAAACTTAATTATAAAGATAAAATAATGTATTTTACTAATATTGTATTATCATTACAATCAATTTTCCAATCAATAATAAATTTAATTGATAAATATATTGATTATAATATTAATACATTAAATTTACTCATAACATCCAATTTTATTGGAAATTGTTTTATTAATATATATACAAATTGGATTAAAAATAATCAACCAATACGTATAGATCAATTGAATGAAATGGGGAATAATGCTGATATTATTGATACTGAAGATATGCTAAATATTAATAATGGAAATTATGACAATGATCAATATTTATTATTAGATGAACAATTTGATTCAAATATACAAAATGAAATTGAATCTTTAATTGAAACAATTGATATTGAAAATAATCAACCTAAATAAAAATATAGATATATTTTTATTTAATACAATTTATGCAAAAGCTAATATTTATGCAAAAGCTAATCCGGCCATGCCTTTTGAAATTCTCAGAACATTATAATTTGTTGCAAATATTTTAAAATTAATATAATCATCATCCAAAATAATTTCATCAATTAATTCTTGAAGAAAATTCACTTGTAATGTAACATGTTGTAATTGGGTCATATTGCATGAACCAGATGGTTGAAGTTCTTCTGGAATTAATGCAAATGAATATACATTTATTCCAAGTATTGGTGTTGATGAATGGTGTGTATATGGTTGTACATAATTATAAAAAATGAATGTTTCTTTGGGAGTTCGATTTAATCCATTTAATTGTATATTACAAGTATCTATTGGATTATATGAATTTGTATGTCCTGGTAAATCAACACTATATGAACTATATAATTTATTTGTTTCTACATCACTATTTTTTTGAGCAACCCATATAAATTCTTTACATGGATGTACAAATGTAAGTTCAAATGTCTTTTCACGTGTTGTAATATTATTATATTCATCTCGTTGTACTTGTTCTATTAAATATTCATGAGATGATTGAGCAAATTTAGTTCTTTCATCTCTATCCAGATAAATATAATCTACCAATAATGATGCATTCGATAAACTAATATAATTTTGTAAATCATTATTACTATTATCATAATTATAAAAACAACAATTTTCTAATTCATTAAATTTGACTTTAATAACTATTTGACTATATCTCATTGCTACAATTGGTAATGCTAATCCATTATTTCGACAAAACCAAAATTGTAATGGTATGTATAATGAATATGCTCCTTTTTCATCTTTTGAATATGTTATTAAACTATCAACATTTCCAATCATTTTATTTGATGTAATATCTTTAAATGGATTTCTTGATAATTCGTTCCAAATATGTAACCAATCATTATAATGTCTATCAATACGTTGACCTCCAATTTCTACATCGACATAATCCATAATAAAATATCCTAATTTTTGTATCCACGCAAATTTGATATTTGTATTATTAAGTTCATTATACGCATCTAATGCAGTTAAATATACATCATATAAAACTTTATGTATTCTTATCAAGTGATATTTTACATTTTCATTTGCTATAAACATTTTTTCTTTTTGTTGTGCGGCCGTTAAAGAAGTATCATTTAAAATTTGTAACATTTGAGTCCGAATATCTGTTTGTGTATTCCATTGACTTACTTGTTGTTGGAGAGATAAATCAGTAATATAACTAAAATCGATATTTTGTTTAATAGTTGTATAATCTTCATAATCAATTTGAGAAAAATATGTTATTATTGTACTATTTATTGATGTTGAAGTTGATGTTGCAACTTGATAATTATTATAAATTGCAATATATCCTGCTAAAACGTAATCAGCATATGATTTAAAATTATCCTGTCCATCCCATGCAGTAGTTTTATCAGATAATAATACTGCAAGATTTGCAATATCAGTACTTGTTAATGGAATTTGTATATCAACATCTGGAAGATCTATTTTTAAAATCATTTTATGAACTAAATCACCATCTGGTAAAATATTACATTGTATTTGTTCACCAAAATTAATATTTCCATCAAAAAATTGTTCAACCGTATCTATAGAAAAATTGGTGTGTCTTCTATACACTATTTTAAAGAAACTAATTTCAGGATTACCTGTAAGAAAAATATCTTGCGTTCCATAGGTTATAATTTGTACCAATCCTCCTGTCATTATACTATTAAAATATAATTAGTTTTTGTTTTGAACAATTTAATTTGATAATTTATAAATAAATTATCAAATTAAATCGCTACGATAAATTATTATTGCAATGGATTGCAATAATAATTTATTGAACAATTTAATTATTATTGCAATAATAATTAAATCGCTATGATAATTTAATTTAATAATTATCCAAATAAAAATATTATGATATAATATATAAATTTAAAATAATGGAACCAGAACGTATTGAAACAAATATTCGCGAAATTTTTGCACGTGCGATGAAATATTTAATTCAAGGAATTATGGTAGCTATTGCGGCTCGTTATATTCCTACACAAAAATTAGATATTAAAGAAATTATAATGCTTGG